AATACTCAAGAGCCTCAACAATTGAATAACAACATGACATTATGTGCATTCTGTGCACTAATTTACTTTTCACTGACTAGGGTTGACTTATTCCTTAGCGGGTGCAGGTTCTGTATACGCTACGAATAGGCCAGCCCTTCTCAATTTGTAGGGTGATCATTAGTGATCACGACTCTCTCCCTGAACCTATTTGGTTCACTGAGGGACTCAATCCCTTTTCATTTACATCAACTTACAGGTGATTCTCATGACTGATTTTGATTGCCACGCGGCGACTGAACTTGATCTTTACGCTCGCAATTTCTCCGGCGTTCACTACAACTCCGTCGGCAAATGTTTATCTAAGTTCCACCAACGTGGTGACTTTAACTATGAACGCGCTGTTAAATATATCGAACGCAACTTAGTTACTCCGGCTGCCAAAGATTATTTGCTCACACAATGCAGCATGACACAGAACTTACGTAATACCTTCCCTAAATCTATGCGTATGTTTGTATCTGAGCAGCTAGTTAGCAGCTTCCGCGCAGAATTTGAACTTGGTAACTACTGGGCTTGATTATGTCTAATTTCACCACAGAAAGTGTTGACTTGCCTTCTCATTGGGCGAGTTATCTGATCAACGGCGATGCGTCTTCGTTCTCACTAAATGATGACGGAGGTGAAGAAGAGATAGCCCTAATTGATAAGATCATCGAAGATCTTGGCTGGGGAGATCCTACACATACCTCAGAAGAATCAGGGTTTATGAAATATCATGACGCACATAATTATGGTGTGCTTGCTTCTGACTGCCTTACTTATTACTTTCTAGTTCCTTCTTCTGCATCATGATTCAAACTGACACTCGATACGCACAGCCAACTGTGTTTAAGGTCACCACAACCTTGGAGGACAAATACATTCAATTAGATACGCATGGCGACGTATCAGAAATGAACAGTGCTACTGGCAAAGTCGGTAACACTTTTATGCGTGTTGTTTCGTATGTATCGAACGACGCCGCTGTTTATGAAACTATTGAGTGGGAGGATTGATCATGACTAACATCGACCGCCTCAACGTCCCTGGTGTGGATGCACCTTACTCTCGTGTTCGTTCTATTGAACTTGCCGATCGCGAATCGTTCGCGTTGAGGGTATCAATGGATGATCCAGATAAGTGGATCAATTGTGTATACGAGAACTCACGATTCGCCACTTTCATGTGGCACAAATCTGAGGGAAAGATGCTGCTAGTTACAGCAAACAATCGCCTGGGTAAGTTCCGCAAACAGAACTGTAAATCCATGGATGAGTTCTGCACCAAAGTCAACAACTATCTCGCCAAACAATCATGAGCCACACTGAAATTCACTGGGTTTGCGTTGGTTACGATACCAAGAAGCATATGAACGATGCTCTTGGTTATCTAACTGATACAGCTACACAAGCTGAGGCTAAGTGTAAGCAATTGCATCCTAACTTCGAGATCTATTACACATGTCGCCACGATCAATGGGAGGCTAATCGTTAATCATGAGCACACTTAAACTCCCTAGCTACGGCGAACTGCACACAATTATCCTGCCTGATGGACAGGAAATTGAGATTGATCTGCGCGACAGAAACGACGTGCAGTTGTTTGTTAACAACAGCTCTGGCGATTGCTACGAGTCTGTGTCAATCAAAGACAACGATTGCGAAGGCAACCTTATCGATGACCATCCATCATTATCTGCTGCTGAACGTAACCCTTCCCTTTCTTAATCATGAAACGATTCCTCGCTTTGTACTTTCACCACGTCGATGAACACAACATCAAGAAAGAACATATGTATATCTATGCGAAAGATATATCTGAAGCATTAAGCAAATGGTCTGCTATCTCGTCTAAGAACGATCAGTTAGTGCACCTAACTCCTTACCTAACAGTAGACGAACAGTGGAAAGAATACGAGGCAAGGAAAGCATCACAATGATTACTATCTTATTTCTAGTAACTTGTTGGGCACTAATCATGTTCTGCTGTTATTGTCTTTTCGCTATCAACCCACAGGAGTATTAATCATGCAGCCAAAGAAGATCAGACGGATTGTCGTCACTCGAACCGTTATCTATGACGTTGATTGTTTCGAACGAGACAGCAACACGTTAGGTAAACCTATCGGCGACGAACATTTCAAAGACTTTGTAGTTACCCACGCTGACAAAGATCTATCTAATCCCTTTATCTACACACAGGAGGTTGAGATTAAATCATGAGCACTTCACTCGAGCTACAGCAACGAGTCGATAAAGCTTGCGAAAACTTTATCACTGAGATCCAAGAATGTTTGGAGGTTAACGAGAAGCTGAATGAAATGGATAGTGATCAACGTCTCTTCTTTATAGAGACTGAGGTTCTACCTATTCTCGACGACATCATTAACTACGATCCGACTGAACAAACACCGTACGAATTCTTTCACCAGTAAGAACAATGACTAAGCGCAAAGGCTAAGTACGTCACCGCTTCCCGCTAACGCGGAGCCAACTCACACAACACACTCACACAACACACTCACACATCACATCATCATGGTTGCTTACAACGCTGCGCGACGCTTCAAGAATCTCCTGGGGATGTTTTAGTTGCCATGCTCAAAGTAACTAACAGGACTAGAGCTTCAAAGACAGCAGGGAAATTTATCTACTGCCCGCACTGTGGTTCTCAACATCGAGTCTTTCACTTCGCTTGGTCAGCTATTGAGTGCACTGACTGTGGGAACTGCTCAGGTAAATGCGAGTATCTACTGGAGAAGCCCACGCTGCCTAAGAAAGATCGACCAGTGATCGCTCTGATCTTCGATCGCAGCTTCTGGAGCTTCATTGACAAGTTCAATGAGCACATTCTCTATGACTACGGCCACGAACTTGTAGAAGTAGATAGCAGCGGAACACGAACCGCATGGCACTACCGACCCATAGGAAACGATGACTACGATTCAGCGGAGGATTTACCTCTGTGGGTCTGGGATGACCTGCGCGAGTATCTCTCATTGAGACATAACATGATCCCAGAAGATCTAAGCGTCTGTAGGCGCATGGTTGACCCTGGTCTTGGCATAATGCTGCCGGAAGACATAGAAATTCTCAAACAAGGTGGACTTCCCGATGGCTGCATCCGAGCAAAGTGAATAAGGTAAGGTGTCGTCTACGTAACTGCAGTTTGAAAACATGGCTAAAGACAAACCACTTTCAAAGGAAGAAGTACAGGAGGCTGCTGATCTTTTCTTCGAATCTTTCGCGATCATTCGAACCGGAATGCCTGATGGATCTACAACGGAAGACACCCTAAAGGTGCTCGAATATGTAGCCAAACTGGCTATCAAGATGAGAATCGATCGAGAACGTGAGAAGCTTTCTAGCTTTGGCTACATGAAAGAGGTTAACGAACTGTAGTAACTCAAATCAAACGCAACCTATCATCACCGTGACCTGGCTTCTCAACAGCATTATTAACCTTTTGTTTATCCACCCGCCACGCAAACAAAGCCCGTCTAACCTGATCCCAAAGCGAATCTAAACATGACTAACACCGGGAACATGCCGACCTATCGGAATCTATTGCACATTCTCAAGGTTTTAGACAAAGAACAGTTGGACTGTGTTCCCACAATCTACAATGCTGCGACTGACGAGTACTTACCAATAGACAGGTTTGTGTTTGCGTCAGGCGAGGATAAAATCCTTGCGATTGATCACCCCTATTTCCGCGTCGATTCATGACCACAAGGCCTTTTATCATTCGATATCGAGACGCAGATAACAATCTGACGAAAACACACATCACAGCATCAGATTCAGTTGAAGCAATTCAAAAATTCAAACAAGATCATAAGTTCAATCTGATTTACGCCTGCATTCCAGATGACTTCGAACCCTGTCCCTGAAACTAGTTCTAACTCTAGGAACGACGTGACAAAAATCGAGTCGGAGATGCTTGAAGCTATTAAAGAGCTTAAAGACTGGAAGAAGCAAAATACACGAGTAGAGATTATCGATTTTCCTGGTATTGAGAAACGTGCGAACGTTTATCTTTACTCCAAATGTGTATGCAAACTCACTGAGGATGAAATAGAGATAAACCATCGCGGTTTTATGACTAGCACCACAAAATCTAGGCTTAACGCATTACTCAACGAATTCAACGGATCCGTGCAAATCGTTCAGATCAAAGGGGTGTGGTATCTAAAGATGAAGCACCCACTTAAAGAGTTTTCTTTCTCTTGGAAGGTAATCCCCTCCCACGCTCAACCTTTTACTTTCAAACGAATTTAATTATGTCAAACACTCACGAAATCTACAGCGAAGCGATTCTGTTCATTCTCGATTCACTCAGCCCAACAGAAAGAATCCAGCTTAAAGACGATTTACGCCTCAAGCTGGATCGATCTTATGAACTTCACGCCTCCACGCTGCAAGGCTTGAAAAAGCTAGAGGAGCTGATCAAGGTAAGCGATTACACCAGGCAGATAGGAGATTGATCAGTACGCTCTAGAGCGCACATAAGGCACTCCTCGGTACACAAGAACATTACGCCCATCGCGGATGTTCATCTCACGAGCTTGGGTTTCAATCCGCTCGCGCTCGATTCGTGCTTCCTCACGCTTTTTGTTGAGGTGTTGGACAACAGCAGTAGTCATGACAGTGTTTTTGTAGTCATTGCTACTTTAAATGACCAAACTATTTTTTGTAAGTTCCCCAGGTTACACAATGAGCAAACTCAACAAACTTGTCCCTACAGTCCTAACCCTGCTAATTGGAGCAGGTTGTGGAGCGCTAGGTGTAAGAGGGATGCAGATGACATTGAACAAGGCAGAAAGAGCTGAGTGCGAAAGAGTTCAGTACAGAAAATTGGTTCACCTGACCACGGTCGTTGGTGACACGTATCACTGTTTGCCTTCTTATTACTTCAGGAATCAATGAGACTCTCACGCTTCCTTAAACTCGCTAACGACATGTGCGAAGGCAGTCTCTGTTTTCAACAGTTCGTAGTGTTGACAGTCATTGCTGAAGAGCATCCTCTACCCATCGTCCGCTCAAAACTAGGGCAGACTCCTGCGCTGATGGAGACACCTAGAGCGACAATCTACAGACTCGTCAAGAATCTCATAGACAAAGGCTTGATCACAACAGGACAAGAATCGGAATCGGGAGACAAAGATAAGCGATATTCCTCTGTTTACCTGACAGGGAAAGGTCTTAACCTGTGGCAGAACTATGAAAGCTAGAAAGGAGCCCACGCTGCATGGTAAGAAAACCTCTAAGCATTTGTTTTATTGAGACATACTGTCGCTTGCCGCCAAAGCACCAGGCGCACACAATAGAAAGCTTTAAGTCAGCGTTAGATAATCTAGATCCCAAGGAAGATGCTGATGAAATTCAGATGACGAAGGAGGCTATTAAGACCCTTTCAGAATTAGCGGGGACAATCAACTAATTGTCACAACTAAAGCAGTTTTATTTTTAGATAGTAAATACCGTTAAAACGGTTTTCTCATTAGCTATCCGTGCTGAAGTCTCTTCTCGTCGCCTCCGCTCTTTTAGTGGCTGGTTCATCCGCTACTGCCGGCGAGGTATATGTGAACCCTGAATTCAACGCTGGAGTAGGCACCGACTCTGGTTTCGGTTCAGCCATTTTGGAAACTCACGTCGGCTATGAGTTCGACAACGGCATTTACGTGCAAGCAGGTCCCGCAGTCACCTTCCCCGACGGCGGCGAGAGCGACATCGAGCTTTCCGGCAAAACTGGCTTGTCTCACGGTCCTCTGTACGGCGAAGTTTCATTCATCACTGGCGATGACGAACTGAATCTCGGTTTTAAGGCCGGGGCTAAGTTCTATTTTTGAGGTAATCAAATGGCTTTACTACGGTGAAGCCTTTTACCGAGTAGTTGTGGTCAACTGTGTACGCCCGGAAAACTGGGAGTATTGTTGGCCACCTACTTGGCTCGTGCCTTACGTCTACGATTTGATCGAGTACTACTCAACTCCTCCATACAGCAAGGAAAGAACGTATCTTGAGGAAAATTATTGACGCGCTAGCAGTTACCGGCTTAAAGCTACCTTTCTGAAACACACAGGAGTTAAAAACTCCTTTGATTAATATTCTGTTCTTTTATATACATACAGTTAACGTCATTGTGTTTAATTCTTTCTTTGTATGAAAAAGTTTTTAAATAAGAATTTCTGTTTATGCTATCGCTTTAAAGCATACGGATGTAACGAAAGGCACATGGTTGACAGCAGCTAGCTATGTCGTTACAGTAAGCTCAGTGACGAACAAGTCACTCCATAACACACCAACAACATGAAAATCGAAAAACTCCAATCCAAGGCTCGCGACAGCGCAAGGTTGTGGGCAGCATGCGATGAAGCGCTTGCTCAAGTAGACGAAGCTTTCGGAACTCCTTGGCAAGCCTCCAGGGACATTCTCAACACCGCACTAACAGTCGCAGAGAGCAGAGGCTTCGAACTCGAAGAACTACAGGGTCCAGACTCGCCTTTCCGCTTTCCAGATATCGGCACTCAGGTAATCGTCCGCGTTTCTCGGTTGCCTGTTCCATGTGACGAGCTAGCAAAGCTCGACATGCGCATTGAGAAAATCGAAAGAGAGTTAAAGCTTCTCAAAAACAAGCGTAAGAGCTTGTTAGAAGAGCTCAAAATTAGAGGGCTCGACTTCATTACAGCCAAAATCACCACGGCGTACAAGCACATCACCAAATGAGTAATTCTGAAGTTTTCATCCTCCACTGCTCTGTAAACGCCTCAGTTAGACAGAGTGTACAGATTGCATTCGAAGATTACAAACTTCCTCAGTCTGTGATCGACACACTTAAACGAGCGAACGCGCTATCTATTAGACCTAACTTGTCGAGCGCTTTAAAGACGTACCTCGATGAGCTTCGTCTACTTCAAAAATATCTTTATCGAGACTGTACTATCTCCCACGGGGATATTCATTTTCTTCATCCTGATTATTTCGAAGATGCCATGAGCCGCATCGACGAGATAAAGGCTAAGACAAATGACTTCAACAGCTCTCTTAAAGAGATGTGGGCAGAAGAGTTCGGTAAGTGGCAAGCGACCATAGACGACTTCTTCTCACCGTTGTTTCAGGATCAACAGCAGCTCACAATAGTTCGAGAGGCGTACATGAAAATTTTCCCTACAGCGAAAGAATTTTCAAGCCCGATCAATGTTTGCGTAGTAGGTCCTTACCCAGCGTCACTTGAAAGAGTTGATGACCCTAGTGATATTGCTGACCAGATGCAAGACAAAGCTGCGATTAATACTGCAGAAGTTCTGGAGGCGGCTAGAAAAGGTGCACTCGACATAAGTCTAGGTAAGATCGCGGATCTTCTAGATGACCTAGACGCTCGACCAGCTAATAAGGTTGGTGACCGTGTGCTTTCAAGCAACCCTAAGCGAAGAGGCACATGGCAGTACATTTACTCACACTTAGAACTCTCCTCAAAGCATTGTCCTGCTCTCAAGGGAATCACCGCACAGGTTAAAGAGCTGATCGCAGTTGGTGAAACAATGCGTGACGCTCCTAAAGGTGTTGAGAGGGTAAATGCTTTTAGGCGATACTCTGAGGTGCGACAAAACATTCGCGACGAAGCTACCAGCATCGTTAAAAGCCAAGATTCCTCAAAAGGATTCGAAGCTCTGCAAATGTCTTTGACACTTTCAAATTCTTACGAAACTCTTCTTCAAACAATTCCCAACTGCAAATCACTCGATGACTTACAGAACCTCGAAGACGAAATTGAAGCCCAGACCGGTGTATATAAACACCGTGCGAAGCACCTGCAGCAAATTTTTGGCAAAACTAAGGAACTTCTGGTTGGAGCTTCCCTCATGGAAGCAGCTTCTGAGGAGCTTAAAACAACAGAAGTCAACTCCGTCTCGGACTGCGACTTTTGAACGACTAATTTATGCCAAATCAATCGACATTCAACGTAAACCTCAACGCAAATTCTTTTGATCATGGACACCTTTACTTTCACTGAATTACAGAACTTTCGTGCGAGCCTCAATCTTTCTTTTCTTGAAAGAACTGACGTTATCGATGGTGTGCTCGCCTCGATAATTACAGAGCAAAACTGTTTTCTTTTTGGCGCTCCTGGAACTGGTAAGTCTGAACTCGTTCGAGAGGTATCTAAAGGATTTGATGGTTCAAAGTTCTTTAGTTACTTACTTTCTCCTACCACGGATCCTTCTGAACTTTACGGCCCCGTGGCGGTGTCAAAGCTGCTAGAAGATGAGTATACCCGCGATGTTTCCGGATACCTCCCGGATAGCAATATTGTTTTCCTCGACGAGCTTTTTCGAGGGAGCTCCGCCGTTCTCAACTCGCTTTTACAAGTTCTGAACGAGCGCACCTTTAATAACGGCAAAGAACTAATACAAACAGAAATCAAATCAGTAGTAGCAGCAACTAACTCTTTTCCTTCTGAAGAATCACTTCAAGCATTCTGTGACCGCTTCTTGTTCCGACCGACAATCGAAGGTCTTAAAAAACCTACTAGCAAACGGAAGCTTTACGGTTGGGCTCTCGGTGGAAATAGACCGTCTGTGATTTCAAAGTTGACTATGGATAGTTTGAAAACTTTGAAGGTAGCGACAGAGCAAGTCGAGGCTTCTGATGAGTTCATCGATATCTTTACAGAATGCATGGACATGCTCGAAAGCAGGGGCATCATTATTTCCGACCGTCGTCGAGTACAGGTACTGAAGTTCCTCAGAGGTTGGGCAATCGTACAGGGCGAAGACACGTTACACGCTGAGTACCTTCACTCCACTCTTCATCACATCGTGTACCAATCAGAAGAAGATGTTGCGACGATCAAAGAAGTAGTAGATCAAGTTGTCCCCACGGCTGACAAATTTATTAGGTCGGCACAGAGAGCATCAAATGCTTTGATGAATGAGTTCAACACCCTAAGGACTCGATCATTAGGGAGCATCCCTGAAGTAAATGGTCACATTCAAAAACTAAAAAAACTTCTTTCAGACCTACGTCAGGTCGCAAACAGCGCAGAGAGTGCTTTAGACGACGGCAAAATGCGTTTCACTCCCGCTTCCAGGATGAAGGCTACGAAAGTCTGTCAAGAAATTAACCACAACATCGATCAAGTAGCAGAAGCTCTTTCTAGGTATCAAAAATGAACAAATACTCTGAGATTGTCAGACTCGCAGACTCTGAACCGTTAGTGATCACGGTTTCCGCTTTAACAGACTTTCTTTGGCCAGAGTTTGTCCGCGAAACAAAGCCCCAGGTTAAGTACTTCACAGACCGCTTTGAGATCAGGCAACTAAGCAGGTTTGGAAAAGAGTTGTTTGAGCTTTTCTATTCAGGTGGCGATGTAAAACCATTAGTGTCTCTCGAAGACGCAGAGAATTATTTCCGAGCCAAACAAGGCGGCCAAGTAGTAGACGCTCCTAAAGGATTCAAACCAGAAAATACTTTCTGGAACAATGTACTCTTAGACGTCACGAACAGCCCTGTTTATTCTGCGATCCGAGAAAATTGTCTTGGTAAACACTTTGAGTCGGGTAATACAGCAGTTTGTGTTTTGAACGAACTTAGTGAAGTTCTTAATGAGATGTTGTCCGAAGACAATAGTGTTTACCAAGCTATGACAGAGCTAACGCAGAATCTTGAAGACTTGCGTCAGAAATTTGTCGAAGCTATGCAGGCTGGTGACACACGAAAAGCTGCCGAACTTAGGCAAGAAGGAAAAGAGTTAGGACAGCAAATTGAAAATATTCTCGATACACATCATTCTCGATTCAAGGCTGACATCGAGCAGTGCATCGAGAAAGCTCAAGAAGAAGCACAAGCCATTCAGGACTCACTTAATTCGTTAGCGGGCGACCACGAAGGCTTCGGGGTTCGTCTCGACGACATCAAGCAAAAGAAAGAGCTAGCTAAAAAACTAAGTAAAAATAAGAAGCTTATGCAGCTCGCCAAAAGACTGGGAGGAATGAAACAAGCATGGACTAAAAGATTTCGTGCGAAAAAGAGTAGATCTAGTTTTAGTGACATTGTCGGGGCGAAAATGTCCGATGACATCACGAAAGCGTTTCCGTCTGAGATTGCACTAGCCGCGACTAAAAAAGGAAAAGCTTTATTCGCATATAAACTTTCCCAAAAAACTATCCTCACTAAAGACTTTGAAGCAAAAACCCACGAGCTAGACCAAGGCCCTGTTGTTATGTACGTAGACATATCGGGCTCTATGGCAGGAGATTCGGAACTTTGGTCTAAAGCAATCGCTTATGTAGTCGCTGAACAGTGCTCAAAAGACAATCGGGAGATTCAAATACACCTCTTTGATTCAGCAGTAAACCAAAGCATTGTTTTAGAGCCACGCTCGCAGAGCACTGAGGAGCTTCTTCAATTTTTAATGGAGTGGTTTAGTCGAGGCGGCACTTCCTTCGACCAGGTAATGAAGCATGCTTATGGTTGCGCCAGTATCGACCCAAAAGCTGACTTGCTGATTATCACTGACGGAGAGTGTCAAGTAACGGACGCCACTGTGCGTAAGTTCAATATTTTCAAGGACACAAACGAGTTAGATGTCCACGCTTTCTGTATTGGGAAAAAAAGTCACAGTCTCACGAGATTCTGCGACTCTGTTCACCTGGTAGATATCGAAGAGGACACTGAGAGCTCTGAACTAATACAAAACGCCATAAGCTAAGACAAAGAGTAAAGCGGGAGTTTACGTATGAGTTATCTCGGCGAGATCATAGGAGAATTAGAAAAAATTAGCGCTAAATACAAACAAAATAAAGACGCAGCTGCATTCACAGCGTGGATTGCCTCGTGTTTAACGCAGGTAGAGGAAACGACAAAGATGTGCTCTTATGAAAACCGACTCATAACTTACTTAGCAGGTCCAGAGATTTTCAATGTCTTGGTCATTGGTATGGACGGCAGCCCTAAATCAGAAAGGACAATCCGACTCCAACCATATATTACAAAAAATTATTCTTGCGATACCCTAAAAGAGCTTCACGGTGTCATTACATGCACTGCATACGAACTGTGCAACATAGTGCAAGAGATCGAAAGTGAAATAACTAAGACGCGCTCCTATTGACGATTCAAAGAATGTCATTACGCTGGACGAGTTGATTGCCAACAACATGCAAGTCAAATTTGAAATTGCAGGAGTCCAGCTGAAGGAGTCCGAAGCCAAGACCCTGTTGTCTATTGGAAACACAATGCCCACTCTCACCGTGGATCTATTGGATCACGTAGATGTGAAACTTCTGGATAGCGGCAAGCTTTTCAACCTGAGCATTGAGAAGAAGCACCCAGAGTTAGCAGCAATTGCGGCTAAGCTAGCGATCACAGGACCAATTAAAGCACCAAAGAGGAAGGTAAAGCGGAACAGCCTGAGCGAGCTGGAAGTCAAGAAGATCTCCCTTGACGAAGCTCTTGACAGCCTTTGCACTTCCACAAGTCTTAGAAATGTAGGAGCTGCGATGATTCTGCAGTCCTTGGCGAACACAAACAAAGCAACTATTCGTCAGATCGCTGTCGATCAAGTAAATAGCCTTTGGGATCAAGACGTCTCAACAAAGTCAGAACTGTTTCTTGGTTTTCACAGAGCACAAGGTCGTTTTGCTCCTTTCGTCTCGAAAGCTAAAAAAGGTTTGATCACCTATCATTCCTCACCTTTGTACAGCGCACTTCGAGACGGAACTGCGTGGCTAAAGCAAGCCGGGTTCTTAGAAGTCACTGAAGGAACTGAATTTGGTTCTGTAGACAAAAAGCTAAACGGAGTTGAGCGTCACCTTCAGCGCAAGGTCTACACCCTCAGCCTCTCGGAAAGCGGTGAGGTGCTCGCCGACACCTGGGCCGACATTAGTGATTTCACAGTTAACTTCTGGAACAATCGGTTGGTTTGACGAAAGTCAAGCTAAGCTCAGAGGACCGCAAATGAAGCGGTCCTTTTTTATGTCATGAACATCAATTACGTCACCACACGGGCTGAACTCGAAAAGGCTCTGGCCGAGCTGTGGACATTACCAAAACTCTGTGCTGACTTTGAGACGACTGGACTAGACGCTCGGGTGCATGAGCCCAGGCTTTTACAACTGTGTACTACACAAGAAGACGTAGAAGACAGAACTGTTTATGTAATCGATTTTTTCAAATGCAAAGATACTGATGGTTTAAAAGCGTTGATCGAATCTCGAGAAATGCTTTTACTTCACAACGCGAACTTCGATTTACAGTTCTTTTTAAAACTAGGTATAGATTTCAAGAAAAAGATTTTTGATACTTTTATAGCGGAGCGATGCTTACGTGCAGGATACAAAGAGAAAAAAGTTAGCCCTAAAACTGAAAAAGTTTTCTTCGGAGACGTTAGTTGTTCGCTGAAAGCTGTTGTTGAGAGACGACTTGAAATTGAAATCTCTAAGGAACAACAGGTATCAGACTGGAGCGTCGAGGAACTGTCTTTAGATCAGATCGAATACGCAGCTAAAGACGTCGACATACTCCCTAAAATCGCTTCACTTCAATTACAAGAGCTAGCTGCTGAAAACTTGCTAGATGTATATGCTCTCGAGAGTAAAGTTATTCGCCCGGTGGCACTTATGTGTCACTATGGTTTCGGTGTCGATGTCACTAAGGTAAAAGCTCTGCAAGCTCTAAAGCAGCAAGAACTTGACACAGCGACTAAATTATTTTGTGAGTCCCTTGATCGGCGATTACCTGATGAACATAAGCTCCCACGAAGAGCTGATGGTACGATCGCCATTGGCAAGAACGCAAAAAAAGAATTCAATCCTGGATCTAATACACAGTGCGTCCGATGTTTCAACGAGATCGGAACTGCTCTGCCAGTTGACGCAAGAACTGGAAAACAAACTTTGTCTCAGGTTGCATTAAGCGAGTTCGATAGTGACGACGAAACTTTAAACCTTTTAAGGAAACGAACAAAACTCGAAACGGCGTTAGCACACGTAGAAAAAATTATCACCAACATAAATCCTGTGTCTACAAGGATGCACAGTGGTTACAATACCTACGGAGCCAATAGCGGTCGTTTCACAAGCTCTGGATCCAAAAGAGTTACCGGAAATAAAAAGAAAGATAATTGGGGTATCAACATTCAACAGGTCCCAAGAGATAAAGAATTCAGAGAATGTTTTATCCCCACAAAAGGATTCAAATTCGTTATTGCTGACTACTCACAAATTGAACTGCGCTTAGCGGCTGAGTTGATTGGGATACCTCAGATGATCGAAGCATTCCAGAACGGAGCTGATTTACACACGCTGACGGCAAGTCTCATCTACCACGTCCCGCTCGAAGAGGTAGAAAAATCCCAGCGCCAAATGGGTAAAACTCTTAATTTTGCTTTGCTTTACGGTATGGGTTTTAAAAAGTACAAAACATATGCTGCTAGTTCAGGAAACATCATTTCACTGTCTGAAGCAAAAGTGGCTCACTCTGGGTTCCACAGGGCTTACCCTCGTTTGAAAGAATGGCACCGCGAACGTAATGCAATGGTTCAAGATGGGTGGACATACGTACGTACGCCGATCGGGCGACGGAGACTTTTAAGCTACGACGACGCAGCTATGACTACCTGTGCGAATACTCTGATTCAAGGTGCGGGAGCCGATATCTTGAAGCTTGCTATCGCGAGACTCGGAAAACTTGTTAACAAGAATTTCCGCCCTATCGCCACGGTGCATGATGAACTAATATTTGAGGCTATCGAATCCGAAGCGGAGCACTACAAGGACGTTTTAGAAACTGAAATGAGACTTGCAGCGGAGTCGGTTTTGACTAAAGTTCCCGTTAAATGCGACGCCAACATCGGCGACTCCTGGGCTGAAAAATGAATTTAGTAACTATCTGGCTACCCGAAAACGAAAACCGCGAGGTGTTCACAGCAAAGACTGACAGCGGTTACGTCGGATGCGTAAAGATGGATAAGTGCACAATTATGACTAGAGAATTCTTCGAGAAGCCTCTAGTGGCAGCGAATGCAGCTAGAAGATTAAGTAAAACACTGAAAGAAAACGGACTGGTAAAAGAAACAGTAAAGGTTAAAACACAAAAAGTTAAAGAGACAAAACCAAAAACATTAGGTAAGTTAACAGGGAAGCTATTTACGGATGAGCAGCGCTGTAACATGCCGCTACTCAGTTTCCAAGAAGTATGGGTAGTCACTCGTGAAAACGAGTACGTTCTCGACTGTCTAAATACAGAGAAGAAACTTTTATGCTCTTACACCGACGATAGACAAGCAGCTAAACGTTTTAAAGATTACGAAGAGGCAAGGCGTGTTTCTACAACACTAAAAGGTGTTGTGGGTCCAGGATTCAATATCAGCCGATATTGGCTGAAAGTAAGCTAAATTAAGGTATATGTAAGTATGTTTGAGCATGACCGCTCTTCGTTATAGCAAACCAATGATGTCTGGTCTGCGTAAAGCAGGTCGATTATTTGGATTAGACCTAGCGAGTTTGTTTGACGACGACGGCGAAGCTACAAGTGGTGATTTCGCTCCCGCTCTCCAGTTTCAAACGACTGCAAAAGGAAAAGGTCAAGGTTTATTCTTTCGTCCGCAACAGCAGAACGCAGTAACTACGACGCTTAACCTAATCCCACGAAGGCAACAGTTAGACGCGCCAAGTGAAATTGAAGCACCTTCTCTGCCCTCAACCCCAACTACCCCGGAAGTAGAAGAGGAAACCCCAGAGGTCGAGGAGCAGCGTAAGTCACTGCGTGACATCGCATCCGAGTACGGGGCAACTGCGTTGTTCGGTCACCAAGACTATAAGAAAGCCACGCAAGAGTACGGTTACGATCCAAGTGAAATTAAAGCGTATCTGGAAGAAAATCCTTATATGCTTGCGTCAACCAATCGAGCTGGGCGAGCAGGTGGTTTATTCGAAGAACTTTCTAGAGGACAAGTAGATCTTTCCAAAGCTACGACTCGCGAATACGCAGAAAAAGCGGCTTCATTCAAACCAGCTGAAGGTCAAGGATCAGACATTCAAGCTTTTAAAACTGCGCAGGACTACGCTGGTTCGCCTCAGATTTCAACTGGTTTTGGTCAAAGCGCTCAGTACTTCGGTGGGGAAGACCTTAAAGCCGCTCGGATGTCTGGTTACGACGATGCAGCAATCAAGTCTTTCTTAGAGAAAAACCTGGAGTTGGTTCGCGGTCCTAATGCTCCAGGTGGATCTAGCGAAATCGGTCAGATGCTCGCAGAATTTAAACCTCAACAAACGAACACCGGAGGATTTCAAAATACTGTGAATGATGTAGACAGAGGAGCAGCCGCGATCGGAACAGGTGCAGGGCAAAGTGCTCAGTACTTCGGCCACGCGGACGTAGAAAAGGCTAAAGCAGGTGGAGCAAGTAACGAACAAATCGCTGCGTACATTAAAAACAATCCAGGACTACTCCGAGGTGGTAATGTCGCTGGTGGGGGAGGTCTTTATGATGAATTTAAGCGATACATGTAATTAAAAGTGTCCAAACTATTTAAAGAACTCAAATTTTGGTATAACCTCTACCGAGCCGTGAGATTGCTGGACTCTGAAGAACGCAAGTCGCTCCTCAGGTTCCAGCCAAGCAATGACGTCTACTGAGAGATACAAGCTCACAGTAATAAAAAGAGACTGCCGAACCAAGCTCGGGATAAGAGCTTTAGACGCTGCCCATGCGCAAGCGCAAGGACTAGATATAGCGAGGAGCCTCGGGGCAGAAAGATTTGAGCTCGGCTACGGCAAAGCGAGACAATCTATTCTTGGAAATTTATATGAGAAGCTTGCTTATAACGACTTTGAGCACGAACAATGTTTTGAATGGGTCGGATCGCTTACTAACAGAACCCCTTCTGTCTACGCTCTCGGCGCCCGCTACTACGTGCGACCTTTGATACTGGGATACTTAGATATAGAACGAGATGAGACAGTTAAGAATACTTGTGGTAACTATAAATGCATCAACCCATACCACAATCAATATTTAAAATCAAAAAACTCTAAGTTAGGTAGCGGAGACCTGCGAATTCTCCTAGCATTTCGAAGCCAAGGCGCTAGCGCAACGCAAATCGCCAAGGCACTTAACGTACACCGATCAACGATCTACCGAACTCTCAAAAATGAACGTCTTTTTGCTGGGGATTAGGATCACAGACACAGCGCAAGTCGAAGACGGAAAGGTCAACGTCATCGCTGAGTCTCTTCCCTCCTCCAATAAGCGAGTCGCAACTAAAGTCCAACTAATCCAAAAGGAGGACCACTATGTCGGCAAACTGCTCAAAGATCTGAGCGAAAAGCAAGAAGTACTTGCAATTGGTCCGACTAAGGCCACGCCGGATGGTGTAATCCAAATGCAGCCGATGCTGGTTGTTACACCTGAGAACTTCAGCGACATCCTTGCCATCAACACCTTTATGGCTTGCGGTGGTCTTGGGCCTAGAACTGAGGAGAACGAAGTCGGCGACTCAACTGTCACAAACCGTTCGATTGCTTGGCAAGCTCCCGACGACAACGAAACTAACTGGTTCAAGCTGACGGCTTGGAATCAGCACTCAAAGCAACTTGCTGAACTCCCTAACGGCACTCCAACAATTGCAGTTGGTCGAGTCAGTACAAGCGAAAAAGACGAGAAGCAGTATTTGAACTATGCAGTAGATCAAATTCTGTATCTCCCCAAAGGCACGAAGTCCGCGCCTAAGAAAGCAGCCGACCCCGACAAAGGACAGGTCTCTGCAGCGGCTATTGGTTCAATTAACTTTTCTCTCTGATCAATCATGGTTTTTATCGCTGGACAATTTGCGGCTGATGAAATTCTTTGTCAGGTCCCACCGCACACACTCCGTATCGATCTTCAGCAACGTCGCTGGAAGTCGGATACGGATCCCGATCAGGCAATCACAGATTCCAATGACAACGGAATCCCTATTTCATTTGTACTGCTCGGGTTTACTCCCTTCTATGGGAACCTCGGTATGCGAAACCGTCAGGAGTTCATTCGGGTCGCGTTTATTGGTGTTGACCCTACTCATCGTCTGCTTCCTAGTCGATGTGTTGCAACTGCTGTTATCTCTGGCAAGAGTAGTCAAAAGAACTTCATCTCGTATTTTCAGACCTTATACAACAACCGCATTAACGTTGCGGAGGTAGTCACGCAGACTAAGTTCGTTCAGAAAAGTTTTACTCAGACTGACCCCACAACGGGCGCAGATACGGGTAAGGTCAATTACAACGTACTCGAATTCGTTGACCGACCGGCTAAAGACGACGAAGAAAAAGCCCTCATTAAAGATATTAACGAGTGGCTCCAAGGGGATGGAGGAGATCTGGTATCAAGTGCACTTCGTTCTCATATCTCCGGTGCGAATCTGGTTGAGTTACCTCTCGGATCAGACCACGCGGAGATTAAGGCGGCTTTTGACGAAAAGCATCCTCAACTTGAAGGAGACAAGGCTGTTGGGCTCAGTGCTCTACCCGCAGGCGCTGGTGAACCCAAATCCACCCCTCCCGAAGTCAAATCAGAAACCAAAGAATTGACCAAGGAACAGAAGGAAGCGTTGAAAGCAGCGGGGTTATCGGTGTAAATTACGAGTTCCACACACCACATCTAAGCCGTTGGTTAACCCCAGCGGCTTTTTTATTTCTCAAGAAGGGTCTTCAAGTTCGGAAGATCAACTCCCATGTCTGATACTTCCTTAGCCAAGTTTTTGAAAAGTCTTTTCTGAACAAGGAAGTTAGCGTGAAGCAGATCTAAAATCTCAACTAAGTCTTCCTTCTTGTCTACCTTCTGTGCACGGGACATAAAATTATGATGATAAAACTGTTGTTCTAACGTCATATACTCACTCAACCTTTTAACTAGATCATTCCCATCCATGAGCTTCTACCGGGTTCCCGACAATATCCTCAATCCTATTGTGAAAAAGGATTTTTTATCAGGACGGATCCTGTTACCTCTTGACACCGATGGACAGCTGGAGTCTCAGCTAAGGTCTCAGGGATACACAGATTGCATCAGGGCAGACAATGATACCGATCACCTCGATGCTGCTTGGTGGAAAGGCTTACCTAAGTTCGATTGGACCTTGGCGATTACCCAAGGTGTCCGTGGAAACATCCAATGGATCATCGAACCCGGTTACGAACTTGCTACTAGGGGTCTTATTATTCTTGACCGCTTGACGTTTCTAGAGCCCACACGGGCAAGATCAGAATTTTTACTTGAGAAACCTTTGTCCAACCTTATTATTTTGAACCCAAGGCCTGTATTTCGTGCTGACCAAAGACAAACAAAAGACTCTGTAACTTCTGTGTGGATGATATATGACAAAACGATTTCAAAAGGTAAAGGGACAAATATTGATTTCGATGTAAGCTGGCAACGACCAAAATCCTTTTTATGAGAAAATGAAAGGCAGGTTGCAACTCCTCTTGAGTCAGTGGATTGAAACACAACAAGAAACAAATAAGAAACTAGATACCATTGCGTCGCTTTTGGTGAGTAGCCAGATACTGCAAGAGTGTGTAGGTCACGACGGACAAGCTAGGGCGGCTGATGAAACTGCTGAATTAGTCGCAGATTCATTCTCTGCAGCTCGTTGCCTACTCAGCGAGTTAGATCAAAGAAACAGAGACTTTGAATACCAAAAGAGTGAGTTCTTTATCGAAGAAGAGAGCAGTGAAAACAGAGACAATGGCAACGGTCTAGCTCAGTTCTAGTATTAAGTAAAAGAAAAAATATGGATACACGTAAAACTATTAACGGTCTTCGGCACTACAAGTGCCCAGGAGTACCTGACTACCTTCCTTCAGTCACTTCAATTTTAAGTAGTACTCAATCAGCGAAGACGCAGCAAAAGCTGGCTCATTGGAACATCATGAACCCAGGAGCTGCAGATGCTGCAGCAGCACGAGGGACTTGGATCCACGAAGCAACTGAAAACCACATCAGAGGGTTAAGAGTTGTCCCACCAGAAGCTTATGCTCCTTTCTGGAAAGGAGTGCCCGAAAGAGTCGATGAAATTCTTGAAGGCGGAAGGGTGCTCTGGTCTGAGCGACCGTACAACCAACCGAGTTGGTCTAAATATGTCGGGGATGATGGCGTAGGAAGAATCTTTTATTACGACGAAAATACTAAGCACGGTTATGCAGGTTGCTGTGACCTTATCTATATGGATAACAACGCAGAGATTGTTCTAGCTGACTTCAAGACGAGTGCAGGTCCCTACAGTGCTAGATTTCCGAATAAAAAATCAAACGTTGACGATAAAACTAAGAAAGCACTTATATCGGGAGTATTCAAAGTAAAGAAAACACGATTACAATTAGCTGCCTACAAACTGGCGGCTGAAGCATGCTTAGGTATCAAGATAAATAAAACACAAATTATCGTGTCGACCCCGATGGAAGATTATCAAACTCAGGTCTTTACGTTCGGCGAGAGCGAGGTTGAAAAAGACGAGATCGCGTGGCTGGCCCTTGTCGATAAATTCTTTAACGAAGTACGACCTAACGCCGCCAAGTCTTAAAACTTCGTCTTTAAGCCTGCCGAAACCCGAAATTTAAGGCAGAATGGTGGGACAACAAAACACGTCATGCAATTCATTTGTTCGGTAAACAGCAAAGTAGTCAGTGCGCTTGACGCTGTTACGGGCAAAATTGAAGAAGGTGGTGACTTTAGATCTTTCAACAGTAACTGGAAGTCGAAAGAGCTTGATGCCTTAGGTATCGCCGATGAGGTTGCACTCAGGAAAGGACTCTGCGCGTGGCATTTAGTTGACGGCAAGAGGGTTAAAGACGGCACCGGTTTAATCCACGCTGGTCTGATTATTATCGATATTGATAACCAGGCTGACGGTAAAGATAAAGACGGAAACAAGATTCAGAAACAGGAGCTGACTTGGCAAGAAGCTCAAGAACTGGATATCTGTAAGAAGTATTTATCACTTGCCTATGATTCTCCATCCACAACGGAATCGTGGCCTCGCTTTAGGCTTGTTTTCGGCTTAGAGAAACCTATCATCGATGGTGAGTTTTACCAGTGGTTTACTCGTGCAATCTCAAAAGATATTCCTGGTTCTGATATAAGAGCAACGCAAGTTCCTAACCTTTTCTACGGAACTAAATCTGCAGAAGGGCTCTTAACAATCACAGACAAATTTATCCCAGCTGAAAAGATTGACGAAGCCTTAAAAGTATTCCATTCACTTCCGAAGGAAGAAAAAGGTGATCGCTTCGATGTGGTTGAAGCGTTAAACAATGTAACTGTAGAAGAAGATGGAATCGACTTTGAAAAACTTCTAGCAAAATCTGTTGCAGATATCCTTCACGGAAAGCCCGTCGACGACAGAAGCCTTGCCGTTACAAGAGCTGTTAAAGAAATCCTGGGTTGGACTAATTGGCTTCGTGACAAAGGGATCTCGTCACGGGTCTCACCCTTGACAGTAGCACATCGTGCGTTCTATGCTGTCTATGCGTATCCAGCGGAGGTAGACGGCAAATTTACACGCATCGTCGAAAGCATCAGAGATGTTGAGGCGATCAGACCAGCTATTGTTATGGCATCGGAGCATGACGATATTGCAGCCTGGAAAAGGCTGAAATCCGTCAATATCGATGTCTTTAAGGATGTCGCACCTGACGAAATCCAAGAATCGGTAAAACAAGCACGAGCTAAAGCTATCGATTCCATTTTGACTTTCGATGACTTTTCGCTGGACGAAAAAACTTCGGTGTCGCACACAACAACATCAACAAAAACAAAAATGAAAAACTCAGAAACTTCTGTCCCTGAGACACCAGCTCAGTTAGTCAACCTGCAGAATGCACAGCAGCAAAACAGAGCTTTTGCCGAAAACGATGTAGCTGAGATCATCGCTACAAACCAAGGGGATAACTACCTTTACGACAGCACCCACGACAATTTCTACACCTACGACGAAGACAGCGGAGTCTGGTACGTCCAGGACGAAATGCATGTCAAGCGAAGGATTGTTAACGCCCTAGACACCTTTGTTTCAGCTGGAGTGCTCCCCAAGTACGCAGCATCAACAGTAAACAGTGTTTACGCGATGCTTCAAGCCAAGATGCTTAAATCTCTGGACGGAGGACGGACAAGCATTTTCAGCAAGGGCAGAAAACACATACCTTTTGCTAACGGAGCTTTAGACAGCGACAACTTTGAATTCAAACCTGGAAAAAACAAAGAACTCTATTTCAGGTCTCGCCTTCTCTACGACTGGGACCAAGACCGCGAGTGCCCCAAGTTTTTGGCTTGGATGGATGCGTCACTTCGTCAGGGTCAAGCAAAACTAATTCAAGCGTTTGCTCGAGCGCTTCTTACTGGCTACACGTCAGGTGAGCGGTTCTTGCACTTAGTAGGACCAGGCGGCACAGGTAAGTCGACGATGCAGCAGCTCATGATTGCTCTCGCGGGATTCAATAGCACCCACACGTCGAGCTTGGAATTAATCGAGATGAATAAGTTCGAGACTTACAACTTGATTGGCAAAAGACTACTCCTCCTTACTGACGAATCAAATTACAACAAGCGGATGGACGTGCTCAAAAAGCTGACTTCAGCTTCGGACACTCTGCGAGCTGAACGGAAGTACGGAAAAGAAATTATTAGCTTTAAGCCTGAGTGTTTGGTGTGCATAGCTAGTAACGAACACATCAGCTCCAACGACTCGACCAGCGGTCTGGAACGACGTCGCCTGACAATTGTTATGGACAAGGTTGTCCCAGCTAGTCAACGTCGCCAGCTTCTTGACGTCTATGACGACAGGCTCGAAGGAGAGTTTGTGGAAGAGCTTCCAGGCATTGTTTCTTGGGCTCTCTCAATGTCTTTTGCTGAGATGAGGGATGTATTAGCTAACCCTGTTAAGCATGCGCCTTCGCTAGCGCAAACGAATATCGATGCCCTTGTCTTTAACAATCAGTATGTGGCTTGGATGGCTGAGTGCTGCTTATACGCTCCTAACACAGCCACACATGTCGGACGAGGCGCCGCCAGACCAAGTACTGACGAATCTGAAAAAGGGATGTTCGTCAAAAACTCCTACAGCGAGCTCTATGCAAGTTACGCAAACTTCTGTAAATCATGTGGGTACAAACCTGCTGCTAAACCTCGCTTCGTAGAAAGAACACTAGAAACTCTGTGCAACATCCTTAAGTTGCCTCATTGCAAAGCAACAACCAAATCGGGAATGCCGGCTATTAAGGGTTTGCGTCTGAAACCTTTTGATCTAACATCGGATCGCGCCTCTCATGGTGACACGAGGCTTCCGAACCCTGTGGAGTTTGCCCAGGAGCCCGATTTTTCTAAGTGGGAAACTAGTTTTCAAAAACACGATGCCGACACCTAAAGCATTTCCTCTCACTATCTTTTTCGGTGGTGCTGCGGCGATTGCCACGGCGTTAACAGCTCCTCAGTTTGTTGGCGCCCCTCTCAGCTTTATTGGCGGTGCGCTGGCCGGCATCTCAATCGCAGACAGAAAAGCTTTGCGAGTTCGAGAAGGCTCTGACGTTGCTCACCGAGTAAGTGGAGCGTTTAGTGCTTTGTACGAAAGAAACCGTGGTCTTATCGACCCAGTCGAGCTTTCGTTTGTAGCAAACGTGAGCTTGGATCAGTCGTATGATTTTCTAGTCGCCCTAGCTGAAACCACTGGGGCCACTAAAATTAATAACAAACAGGGTATTGGAGCTGTCTTTAACTTTCCGCACAGCGCAAACGTTTTAGACGAATTGACAAAAAATGCTCAAAACTGGGCACAGCAGCAAACTGCTGCACTTACCCAAGAACTTGAGCAGCATCGTCAAATGATTCGTGCAGCCCAACTAGCTCATGTTACGGCTCCACGTCAGGCTCCTACCCCTGAAAATCCTTGGAAAGAACCGTCTTGAGTAGCGCCGAACCAGAATACACGGTCGACATGGTCGCCGACGGAACAATGTATCGTGTAGCCGTAGAAGAGGACGGTATTATGTGCGCGACATATGTGTCGAGCATGCACCTTGTTGAAGAAAAAGTACCGTATCTGCGTCAGAAGGTACGGGATATTGCCCGAGAAGCTTTTCTGAAGGATAGAGAAGATGTCTGAGGAAGAATTCCAAGATCAATTTGATCAAGAAGTCGAGAAACTCTCAGAAGAGGATCAAAAACTTCTTGATCAAGCCTTGGCAAATTTGATGGGGTTTATCGAGGAAGAAACTACCATCGGTTACTGGATCGAAGAAGATCAAGAAATATCAGACAAAAATCGCCAACCATCCAACGAATGATCGTCTGTAGCCACAACGGCTTTGATCACGGTGGGGAGCTCTAAACCGAGGATCATCGCGATCTGACGAGCGATCATCTGGTGCTCTAGCTGCGTGTCTTCCTTGGCTCTCAGACCTACGTAATGCACCCAAGAGCGCACAGAACCGTTTGCGTGGAGTCTGGTGGGTGTATACAGAGGAAGAATATTTCTGGCGCATTCCCGTGCCACGCCCGCCTCTAGCATGTCCTGATACAAAGAATAAAGTTGCGCGTCGAGCAAGTAAATTCGATCGCGGAACTGAGCTAAGAGATGGGGGTCAATCTCTTCGGTACTGGACTGACGATTTTTCTCTGCCTGTTTTCGGATATGAAACTCAGAGGGACGGTCATGGATATCGCCCGGAATAGTGTCAAAAGGATTTGTGTATCTCTGCGACAGCTCCTGGAAACACAGAGATTTATGGCGAATCAGCTGAGCCGAGATTGCCCTCGAAGTAATAATTTCGAAACTGACGTTCGCTTGCTCAAGAATGGACCAGTGTCCATGTTTGATGCAGTAAGAAAGTAGTCTGGCGTACTCTTCTCGATCAGGGTTCGAAGTCGAGACTCGGGCGTGACGAGCAATTACTTTTTCTGCATCGGGCGTAATCCAGTCCAGCTTTACCGAGTGCATGCCCGAAGTTTGACTCGGATCACACTACCTCAGCTGCGTGGAAATGTCTGCTGATAACGCAAGCGAGAAGTAAGTTCTGAAGGATTACTTACTGCTCGAACCATATCGGAAGGACGCATGCCGAGAGCCATACCTGCTAAACGAGTAGGACCCATTTGCTCGCTACGCATCGTCACTTTTTACCCCCGAAGAACTGTTCTTGTAAGGAGATATCATCGGCACGACGATAGTCCTGGGCGTACATCATTTGATTGGGGTCCTGAGTGTTCAGGAAGTTTTGCTGGGGCAAAAGAGTCAAAGCTTGAACATTGCCACGCATGGTCGGGTCCTGAGCCATCGCTGTCTCGGCGATGTACTGCTCCTTAGGGATGTCGACAGCGCGTTCAGGGAGGGGAAGATCTTTGTGGTTGTAACCTGCAGGTCCCGTCATTTGGGCCGACTTAGTGATGTTCCCTTCTGCGTAAGGCAGAGGGTTTACAGGCGATCGAAAGTAGGTGCCCTGATCGATGTTGTACTGAGTGAAGACTCGGTTTACATCGTCGGTATAAGCTTGCCTGCGTGCAGTAATACTGATGTCATCATTCATATAAGCCGCAGGGTTTGCCATAGGCATCCCCAAAGGCTTAAGACCGGGCATAGGTCCAAGACCACCGGGTCGCTGTAAAAAATTAGTTTGTTCCATAGATCTAGTTTAACTCCGTTTAGGCTGTCGCTCGCGATTAGTTTTTTCTTTAATTACCCGAATATTCGAAGAGTTGTTGTTCTCCGGGTTGAAATCTTTGTGATCGACTTCTTTTCCGTCCCCCCTAGATACTCTGCCAGACCTTTCCAAATGTCTACGAGCTTTGTTACGCGCAGCTCGACGTTTCTTTTGGCGTTCAGTACCATGGTAATCATTATATTCTTTTTTGTAATCACGTTTTGCCATATACAAATTCTACAATCCTTTAAACTAAATTATCAGCTTCAAATACTGTGCCCGTACCAAATACCTCTCCAAACATCGGTGGTTGGTATCAACAACTTGATCGAAAGTTGGGAGGTGTTCTGCCTGGAGGAGGGACACCAATACAGCCAGAAGTTTTAAATCGACTCCCAGGGCCAGTTAACCTTGGTTACAGGTATGCAACGGGAACAGGAAATAAAGATCTAGAACTTTCACAGCAGTTTATGAGAGGAGCTGTTGAAGAAGCTTTAAAAAAAGGTCCAATGCGACCAGGTGAAGTTAGGGCTGTAAACCCTTATTCGACGGACTACCCAACACCTGGTATCGATACAATTCCAACAGCTCTAGGTCAGCCCACACTGGGAGATACAAATCCGAGTGCGGCTCCATACCGATACACACTTGGTCGTTACAACGTATATGACGAAGGTGACCGGTACGTTGTGCGCGATAGATTCGACTTAGAGAATGAGATGGAACCTAAATCTTTAACACAACCAGGCAGGCAAGTAGCAGAAGGTGTGTTTAGAAGTCTCATTGGTGTAATCGACCCCACGGAGTTCCTGCGAGCCTACTTAAACTTCAGGCAGAATCCTCCAGCAGGGTACGACATCGAATTTTCGGTGCCAAAAAGCTACGGGACTAACGTCGGTCCCTAGGAAGTAAGCGATCTAAAGTCGCAACAGCATCGAAGTGCATGTCGCGCTGTTCTTCACCGCATGCGCGGCACCACTCATCCCACAAGCCGGTGTAAAGACCGTTGTCGCGCCCAGATTGTTCGTAAAGATATTGAATAAATTCTGCTTTTTGATTTTCTTTGTCGATGTCCCAGTTCTTGTAAATCTTGGTGTAATCAGTCATTGTTTGGCTTGAATGTACCAACCGGAACTGTAGCCCTTTTCGAGCATCCAGCGAGGACCTAAGTACTTTTTGGAATATTTCAGATACGCACCGTTTTTAGATGTGTAAACACCACTAAAACAGTCAAGCTCCCCCAAAGGGTCGTTAACAATAATATTTTCCTCGTCTTTGGTCAGCCCCACGGCGCAGATCCAGTGTCCAGAACCCATCGGGTTCTCAACAGGGCCGAAATGCAAGATACCCATAGGAACTGGAACACCTTGTCTTAGTAAATTTTGAATTGTCTCCCAATTACCGTCCTGCCTAAATTCAGCGTTAACACCGTACTGATCGAGAGCTTTTATCTGAACCCAGGCCTCGGTGCCTTCACCGATATCACTTACGTCCTCAAAGTATTCTTCCCAATCGTTAAAAGCATCCGGCCTTAAAGTCTTAAGTAACATGGCACAACTACTGCTGAAGCAAGTTCTATCTACATCATCAAAGTCGCTTCTAGCCGAGTAATAAGGTGTGCTTAGTTGAATATGATGCCTTGGTTTATACTCTATTTTTTCATCTAAATCATTTATTACTTTCCAATCAGGAGCATAAAAAAACCAACTTTCTTTAGTGTCGCCCTTTAAGACTACTTCTCTATAGAGAGATCTTGCCGTAGTAGTAATCTGTTCCCATTCCCAAGCAGCATTCTTGGGCACAAATAACTTTTCTTCGGGTTCGATAGACCTATGATCGGCAGGGAGCCGTGTGAGCCATGTATCTTTCTTTGCAAGTAGAGACTGACCAAGAAGTGGATGCTTATCAGCACCGATCAAGATCTTTCCTTCTCTTTTCACACTTTTTGACCGTTTCCTCAATGGAGACATAATAAGAGGAAGAAGTACGACCGCCTTCTTCCATAGATTCTTTTATTTTTTCAGCAAAGAAGCACTCCAGATCAGAGGGGTCGTTCATGGTCCACGTAACTCAGTCACTCTGCTTCGAAAATTATCAACTAGCAACGCAATAGCAGTAGCTCCACATCCTGTAACTAAAGCCTCTGACCACACTGGGCCAAAGTGAGTCGGATGAGTTACTAAATCACTTATAAATGTGAAAAAACCAATCAGGATAGCACTTTTTACGGCATTAACTTTCTTAAGAAGTAAGCAGCATACAGAGTAAGCTATAGCAGCCCTTATTCCTGTGTAATACGCTGTGACAACATGAGACCAACTGATGATACTAAGGTCACCTTGAGTCATTGCGACCATACAAGGCACCCAGGCTTCCCCGAACTTCTCAGGGAAGCTGTTTATCGCTCTAACCAAGCGGTTCATAAAAACGAGACACCAGATCTGTTTTAGATCTAGGCCACTAATGCAGTCACTCGGTACTCAGAAGCACTGCGATCAGTGCGGTGGACGTAAAGGGTTGCCGTGTCGCCCGAAGTCACGGAAAAAGCCACACCGCTGTTCTGGCGGCGAGTCATTTTCGGTGCTTCAGCAGTTCCGTCTTCGACTCCATCGGAACCAACAACAGTGATACCGCTAACCCCAAAGGCTTCTGCCTCCAGAAGAAAAGTTGCGAGACCGGTACTGCCGTAAGTAATCTCATAAACGTCTGAAAGAGGGTACTTACCGTCACCGGCAAAGGAACGATACGAGTTAACAGTCACACTCAACCCGTTTTGAGTGCGGATCTGCCCGAATCGGGTGATGCCAGCAGGAGCAGCACCCAACTCACGGTTAAAAGTAGCTTCTGCCATCGTTTAGAAGAACATCTTTTGTATTTATTCTAAACTAAATACAAATGGCATTCCTCCACTCTTATGGGTAAGCGAGATCTCGATACCTCCCGACAATGGGGGCGTGAAATTATAAAAACAAGCGAGCTTCAGAAGTTTGATTCAGCTCCAGAAAACGCGATTTTCGCTGTAATCGATCCTAACTACATCGCAGCGGATGCTCAGCCGCGTCAGATGACATTAAGCGGGATCATGAGCTCCGCTGTAGCGCTGAATCTTGTCGGTGCTCCCGCAGCCAGCGGTGAATCGGTTTCGATCGCAGCCGGTTCAGGAATTTATATCACCCAAAGCGGCACCTATCAAGTAATTAACGCCGATGCAGTAAGCGGACTGGAATACGCAGGTACGATTAATTTCGCAAACACCTCCGGCGCTCTCTATAAATTCAAAGGCGACGGCACAAATGACGGCGCAATCGTCCTTAATTGCTCACAGAACCTACACACTGACCCTCCCATACGCGGCAGGCACTGAAGGCCAGGTTTTAGCCACGAGCGGCACCGGTCAGCTGTATTTCACAGACCAGACTGGCGGAGGTGGCGGCGGGGGCAGCGGCGAATTCGTTGAGTTCAAGGCTCCCGTTTTCACCACGCTCAATGATCCTGATCCGGTCAACCAAGGCGAGACTTGGGCAACGACGGGCACCCAGCTCGACGAAGCATATCCAGGGATTGCTTTCTACGCTTACGATTACACCGGATCGGGCACCTACACTGACGTCAGCAGTACCGGAAACATCGGTGGTCAGGAGGATACTCCAGGAACTTATACGA